TTTGCAGAAGGAACCGATCAGGGACTCGGAAGACTCCGCCTCAATGCAAACCGTTACTACAGAAGAGTCAAGGTTTCCAACCTCATGTGATCCATTTCACAACTCTTCAGATTCAGGGGTCCGAAAGGACCCTTTTTTATTGCAAATAAATAAAAGTAAAAACAATGTCAGGCGCTTTTGATAAACAAATTTCAAATAGAAATTTTCTTAGTCCAGTAGGATTTAAATTTATTCTTACAAGGGCCCCGAAAGTAGATTTTTTTTCAAAATCAGCTAATGTTCCTGGTATAAATCTTGGAGTTGCAATTCAACCAACTTACTTAAAAGATATTCCAATACCTGGAGATAAACTTGTTTTTGATGACTTTAGATTAACATTTAACATTGATGAAAATCTAGAAAATTATAACGTAGTTCAAAGTTGGATGAGGGGACTTGGTTATCCTGAAAGTATCTACGAATACACTGAATGGAAAAAAAGTGATCCAAACAATCCACAACAAGATCCAAACGTTTCGGATGGTACGTTAATTATCTACAATAGTAATTTTCAACCATCAACTTTAGTAAAATTTCAGGGAATGTTTCCAACTTCCCTGTCTGATATTGAATTTGATTCGACTGCTGCAGATGTGCAGTATGCGGTTGCTACGGTAACCTTTAAGTATGTTCTTTATAAAATCATGCCTTATGAACCTGGATGAAATTCAAACCCTTTGGGAAGAAGATTCAAAAATTGATGAAGACAATCTCCACACAGAATCCGTAAAAATTCCAAGTCTTCATGCAAAATATTATAAGATCTTTAATAATATTTTAACTCTTAAAAAAGCACAAGAGAACAAATATAAGATTCTAAAGAAAGAAAAATGGCAGTATTACACTGGTAAAGCAGAACCAGATGTTTATATAGAAAAACCTTTTGATCATAAGGTACTTAAACCGGATTTAGACAAGTATTTGGATGCTGATGAAGACTTAATTAAGTGCCAGACTAAGATTGAGTATTATCAAATGATGCTCAATTATCTGGAGAGCATTCTTAAAACTATATTAAATAGAACATATCAGCTGAAAAATGCGATTGAGTGGCAGAAATTTATTAGAGGATATGACTGATATTGTAATTGCGAAGAAAAATGAAGTATTCCTGAAGATAGAAGCAGAACCACATATCTATCAAGAACTTTCAGAACACTTTACCTTTGATGTACCTGGTGCAAAATTTATGCCTCAGTACAGGAGTAAGTATTGGGATGGAAAGATTCGTCTTTTCTCGACACATACAGGAGAGATTTATGTTGGTCTCCTGGATAAAGTTGTTTCTTGGGCTAAAAAGTGGGGCTATCAAATAGAATTTAAGAATAACAAATTCTATGGAACTCCGTTAGAAGAGAATGAAATGATCTCTTATGAAGGGGTCAAAGATTATATGACTAGTATTTCTAAACACAAACCACGAGATTATCAAGTAGATGCAGTTTATGATGCACTCAGATATAATCGCAAACTTTTAATTTCACCGACTGCTTCTGGTAAGTCACTGATGATTTATTCAATTGTCAGATACTTTGCAGAAAGAAATCAGAAGACCCTCCTAGTGGTCCCTACAACGTCTCTGGTTGAACAGATGTTCAAAGACTTCCAGGACTATGGATGGAACGCAGAGGACTACTGCCACCGCATCTACAGTGGTCGTGAGAAGACGAATGAATATCCTGTAGTCATCACAACTTGGCAGTCAATTTACAAGCTCCCTAGAGGTTTTTATGACTCATTTGATGTAGTCATTGGAGATGAGGCTCACCAATTCAAATCCAAATCTTTAGTCGGTATCATGACTAAAATGGACAACACCAAATACAGGTTTGGTTTTACTGGTACTCTTGATGGCACTCAAACACATAAATGGGTATTAGAAGGCTTGTTTGGTCCGTCTTACAAAGTTACTCAGACAAAAGAGTTAATTGATAAGGGACATCTTTCCAAACTTCAAATTAAAATTATTATTCTCAAACATAATCCTCAAACATTTGAAAACTTTGAAGATGAAGTTCAATTTATTATTGGACATCCAAAACGAAATAAGTTCATTAAAAACCTTGCATTAGATTTGAAAGGTAACACTCTTATTCTTTTTTCCAGAGTTGAATCTCACGGTCAACCTTTATATGAATCAATAAATAACTCAGTCAAGGATGGACGTAAAGTATTTTATGTTCATGGTGGAGTAGATGCAGAAGAAAGAGAGTTAGTTAGAGAGATTACAGAAAGAGAACAAAATGCAATTATTGTGGCTTCATATGGTACGTTTAGTACAGGAATTAACATTAAGAATTTACATAATGTTATTTTTGCTTCACCTTCGAAGTCTAGAATCCGTAATCTCCAATCAATCGGCAGAGTATTGAGAAAAGGCGATAATAAAACTCAAGCAGTTCTCTATGATATTGCTGACGATTGTACTAAAAATTCAAGAAAAAATTATACCCTTAATCACTTAATAGAAAGAGTTAAAATTTATAATGAAGAAAATTTCAATTACGAATTTATCCAGGTAAACTTAAAAGAATGATGGAAGAAGATTTCTATGCGGTCATTAAATTAATTTCTGGAGAAGAAATATTTTCTATTGTTTGTCCGTCTGAAGAAGATGAAAAAACAATGTTAATATTAAACAATCCGGTCACAATCGAAGTGATTGTCATGAAACAGATTGGTATGCAAGGATATAAAATAGATCCTTGGCTTAAATTTGCTGATGATGATACATTTTTACTAGATATTGATAAAGTTCTTACTATCAGTGAAGTTCGTGATCAAGAAACAATTGATATGTATCACAAATTTATAAAACAACAACAAAACAAAAACTCAAAAACACCATTGAGTGCAGAGATGGGATATTTATCGTCAGTGTCTGAAGCCAGAAAAAGATTTGAAAAGTTGTATAGAGGCCAATCAGATATTAAAGATAGCTAATCTTTGAAACTCCACAGAGTAATTGTACCAATTTTTACTGGGTATTGTCAATAGCCGAACATTCTGTTATAATAAGAACATCTAATAACAGCAGGACTCATGAAATGCAGGCACCTAAAAGAAAAAGATCAGAACATTATGTAAACAATAAAGAATTTCTTGAAGCAATATGCGAGTATAAAAGGAAAGTTAAGGTAGCTGCGGAAAACGGAGATCCCAAACCTCGTATCACAAATTACTTGGGAGAGTGTTTTCTAAAAATTGCTACTCACTTATCGTATAAACCAAATTTTGTCAACTATATGTTCCGTGAGGACATGATTTGTGATGGAATTGAAAATTGCGTTCAGTATATTCACAACTTTAATCCAGAGAAGTCTTCAAATCCTTTTGCGTACTTCACTCAAATTATTCACTATGCATTTTTGAGAAGAATTCAAAAAGAGAAAAAACAGATGGAGATTCGTTCTAAAATTATTGAACGGTCTGGATATGATGAAGTGTTTACCGTAGATGGTGACGGAATTGATGCCGCGGAGTATAATAGTATTAAAGATGCAATTCAAACAAAAATGTATCAATGACTTTAATTGCTTGTATAACTGACACTCATTATGGTGCTAGAAAGGGAAGTAAAACATTTCATGATTACTTTAAGAAGTTTTATGAGAATGTATTTTTTCCTGAACTAGAGAAAAGAAATATTAAACATTGTATTCACTTAGGTGATGCATTTGATAGTCGTAAGTCTATTGATTTTTGGTGTCTAAACTGGGCCAAAGAAAATGTTTATGATAAGTTCCGCGATCTAGGTATTACAGTATACCAAATTGTAGGAAATCATGACGCATATTATAAAAATACCAATGAAGTCAACTCGATTGAGTCCCTGCTAAGAGAGTATGACAACATTGTACCTATCTCAAGTCCTGGGGAATATGAAGTTGCAGGACTTGACACATTTATGATTCCTTGGATTTCTCCTGAGAATCGTGATGAAACTTTAGAGAAGATGTCAAAAACCAAAGCGAAAGCCGCATTTGGACATCTAGAACTGAATGGATTCAGTGTATATCCTGGAAATGTCCAACAACATGGAATGGATGTAAATGTTTTTGATAAGTTCAGAATCGTCTGTTCTGGACACTATCACACTCGTTCTAATAATGGTAAAGTATTTTATCTTGGAAATTCCTATCAACTTTACTGGAATGATGTTGATGATAAACGAGGTTTCAACTTCTTTGATACTGAGACTTTTGAATTGGAGTTCGTTCAGAATCCTTATAATATGTTTGAAAGGATTTATTATGAAGATCAGAATTCAAAATTATTTAATACAACATCCTGTAAAGATAAGATTGTAAAGATTGTTGTCCGCAAAAAGTCCGATCAACTGGCATTCGAAAAGTTTGTAGATAAAATTTACAAGACTGGAGTTGTAGACATTAAGATTGTTGAAAACTTCGAAGTCAATGATGATGATGTTGACTTTGATCAGGAAAAGATTGAGGATACGATCACCATTTTAAATAAATATGTTGAGGACTCTGATTTTGATCTAGATAAAGAAAAGGTCAAAAAACTTTTGCGAGAGGTCTATCAAGAAGCTTGCGAAATAGAATAAGTATGTACATGATCACGCCATATGGAGATGAAGACGGTGCTTATGCCGTTTCGAATGACTATGGCGAAAAAACATTATACTTTTTTCAGGATGAAGACGACGCAGAGAGATTTGCCGGTCTTTTAGAGGCTGACGATCATCCTGAAATGGAAGTAGTTGAAGTAGATCCAGAACTTGCAATTAAAGCGTGTCACCAGTATAATTACAAATACGCTATCATTACCCCTGATGACTTTGTGATTCCTCCTAGAAAATATGATATTGTTCAAAACGATTAAGTGGCGTAATTTTCTTTCTACTGGAAATCAGTTTACAGAAGTAGATTTTCAAGACGCTAAGACAAATTTGATTGTCGGTACTAATGGTTCCGGTAAGAGTACGATTTTGGATGCTCTTACCTTTGTTTTGTATAACAAACCATTCCGAAAAATCAACAAACCTCAACTCATTAATTCTGTTAATGAGAAAGATTGTCTGGTGGAGATTGAATTCTCTATCGGAAATAAGGAGTATAAAGTTGTCCGAGGTATCAAACCAAATATTTTTGAGATATGGATTGATGGTAAAGTTCAGGACCAAGATTCTGCAGCCCAAGATCAACAAAAGAAACTTGAAGAAGGTATTCTGAAACTTAACTATAAGTCATTTACTCAGACGGTCATTCTGGGATCGGCTACATTTGTTCCATTCATGCAGTTGACCTCTTCTAATCGTAGAGAGATTGTGGAAGATCTTCTTGATATTAAGATTTTTTCTACGATGAACAACATCCTAAAAGATAGGATGCGTAGAACAAATGAACTCATTCGTGAATATTCAATCAAGAAAGATATGATTGAAGATAAAATTGAGATGCAAGAAAGTTTTATTAAGGATCTTGATAAGAGTGGAAAGGATCGTATTCAGAAAAAGAGAGATAGTATTCAAACCATTGAAAATGAAATTGATGAATTGAATACTGATAATGAATCTACTTTGGTCATGATTGAAACGGAACTTCAACCAAAGTTAGAAGAACTTAACAATACTAACTCAACTCTGAAAAAACTCAGTACCATCAAGGCAAAACTGGAACAAAAGATACAACTTTTAGTATCTGATCATAAGTTTTTCCAAGAAAATTCGGTTTGCCCCACATGCACTCAAAGTATTGAAAATGAATTTCGCTTAAATAAGATTGCCGATATCGAGGAGAAATCCAAAGAACTCAATGACGGATACCGAGAGTTGGAGGATGCAATCAATGTAGAACAGGAAAAAGACAAACAATTTTTATCTTATTCTACGGAGATCAACAGACTCAACAATGACATTTCCCACAACAATGTTAAAATTACTGGGCTTAACAAACAAATCCGAAATCTTGGACATGAAATTCAAGAAATTACCGAACAAATTCAAAATCGAAATACTGAACGTCAAGCCCTTGAAAACTTAATACAAGATCTTGAAACATTAGAAAAAGAAAGATCTGCAGAAAAGGAACAAGTTAATTATTACGAGTTCGCTCATTCATTGATGAAAGATGGTGGAGTAAAGTCCAAGATCATCAAAAAGTATCTGCCTCTTATGAATCAGCAGATAAACAAGTATTTACAGATGATGGATTTTTACATCAACTTCACATTGGATGAGGAGTTTAAGGAGGTTATCAAGTCACCAGTTCATGAAGATTTTAGTTATGAGTCATTTAGTGAAGGTGAGAAGATGCGTATTGACCTTTCTCTTTTGTTTACCTGGCGGGACATTGCCAAACTTAGAAACTCGGCCAGTACAAATCTTCTCATCTTAGATGAAATCTTTGATAGTTCTTTGGATGGTGCAGGAACAGACTTCTTCACAAATATTGTTCGTTATGTAATTCAGGACGCTCATGTGTTCGTTATCTCACACAAGACCGACGATCTCATGGACAAATTTGACAGGGTGATGAAATTTGATAAAGTAAAAGGGTTCAGTAAACTAGTGTCATGACCACACCAAACTGGCAACACAACTCTGGGAAACCCCAGAAACGAAAACTTAAACCGCAAGCACTGCGCCAGGCAAAAGCACGACTGGCCCAGTTCAAAAAGCGTCACATGAACCGCTCCAATGGGGCGGTTTCTTCGTATTATGGCTGCATACGAAACGAAATCCATGCCTGTTAACCACGAAGTCAAAGGTCATCTCGCCCGTCTCCTCGCAACTGAAGATCTGGTGGTGGAACACAAGAATGTTCCCACTGCATCCTTCAATGTGGATACTCGTGTTCTGATTCTTCCAATGTGGGAGAAGGCTTCTAACGCAGTCTATGATATGCTTGTGGGCCATGAAGTAGGTCATGCACTCTATACTCCTAATGAAGATTGGAGTGTGAAGTTCTCCATTCCTCAACAATTCGTGAATGTGACTGAAGACGCTCGGATTGAGAAACTGATGAAGCGTCGTTATGGTGGAATGAACAAGTGTTTCTATGCAGGTTATCGGGAGCTGCATGATGACGATTTCTTTCAAGTAAAAGACGAAGATCTTTCTACTTTTAATCTGGCTGATCGTGTCAATCTATATTTCAAGATTGGAAACTATCTTGAACTTCAGTTCAATCCAGAGGAACTGGAGATCGTTGAAATGATTGGTGATGCAGAAACTTTTGATGAAGCGATTGAAGCCGCTGTAAAACTCTACGAATATTGTAAGAAAGAACAGAAACAAGAAACTAAGATTAGTTCTCTGGATAATGTTGAACATAATTTTGGAGGTGGGTCAGAACCTACTCCAGAATATCAGAATCAATCTGCAGAGGATGAACTGGAAACATCTGGAGATGGTGGTCAGGCGTCCTCTGAGGGTCAGTCAGAGGATAAGATGGATCAACCCACTATGGAACAAACCAATCAAGGTGGAGAGACCTCTGAACCCGAAGTCCGTACCGCTGATAGTCTTGAGGAAGCGATTAGGGATCTTGTAAACACTTCTTCTTATGAGAATGTTTATGTTGAACTTCCTAAACTGAATCTGAATACTGTGATTGCACTTAACTCTGAAATCCATGCGGAGATCAATAACTGGTGGAATAAGTCTGTAGAAAAGTTTGGTGAGACTTGTTCAAATCCGCGAGACGTTCTCTTTAAAAGTGTTGATAAAGAGTACCTTGAGTTTAAGCGTTCGGCTCAGAAGGAAGTCAACTATCTGGTGAAGGAGTTTGAATGTAAGAAAGCCGCAGACTCTTATGCTCGTTCAACCACGGCTCGTACTGGTGTTTTGGATTGTTCCAAACTTCACACCTACAAATATAATGAAGACTTGTTCCGCAAGGTAACGACTCTTGCAGATGGCAAGAATCACGGTCTGGTGTTCATTCTAGACTGGTCTGGATCTATGAGTAATGTGATGCAAGACACGATCAAACAACTTTATAACTTGATTTGGTTCTGTAAGAAAGTCACAATTCCCTTTGAGGTTTATGCATTTACCAATGAGTGGCGACGTAATTCTTATGATGAGGATGGAAATTTTATTAAAATGGAACCTCATTACCAGAAGAAACATGGTTTGATTCATGTTGATGAGTCTTTCTCTCTGATGAATCTTTTCACCAGTAAAGTAAACAATCGTGTTCTTGAAGAACAGATGATTAACATCTATCGGATTGCTAAGGAATTTAAGTATTCTTATAATAATGCACCGATGTATACTACTCCAGCTCGTTTGTGTCTTTCTGGTACTCCTTTGAATGAGTCTTTGATTGCTCTTCATCAAATTCTTCCTAAGTTCCAAAAAGAAAATAAACTCCAGAAAGTTCAGTGCGTTGTTCTTACTGATGGTGAAGCTTGTTATCTTAAGTTTCACAAAGAGTTTACTGGTCGTTCCAAAAACAATCCAGAGGAAGTTTATATTGGACTGAACTCCCTCCAGAGCTATCCTTCTTTTATTCGTGATCGTAAGGTTGGTCGTACTTATAAAGTTCGTGAAGAATATCATCAACTGACTGATACTCTTCTTGAGAATCTTCGAGATAGTTTTCCTTCCGTAAACTTTATTGGTATGCGAGTTCTTGAGAATCGTGAGGCCAATTCTTTTATTCGTAAGTATTACAATAACTACGATTACTCTTCTGGTTATTGTCAAGATAACAAAGAATATATTCAGGTTATTAATGATTGGAAAAAGAATCGTTCTTTTTCGATCAAAAATTCTGGATACCATTCTTATTTTGGTCTTTCTGGTTCGGCTCTTTCTCAGGAAAGTGAGTTTGATGTTGCAGAGGATGCAAGTAAGAGTCAGATTAAATCTGCTTTTGTAAAATCATTGAAGAGTAAGAAAATGAACAAAAAAATTCTTGGGGAATTTATTGATCTAGTTGCATGAGGGGTATACCCCTCTTTTTTACTAAATACTTAAAAAAGTATTTGTAAAGATGAACTCTAACGATTTTCAAAACCTAACTGAAGCTTATAATCAAGTACATCAACTTGATGAAGTGTTAGACACTCCTGAAAAAGCGAATGAATATGCCAAAAAGAATGTAAAATCTATGGTTGGTGCTTTTGTTAAAGGTGCTGTTAACAAAGATATTAGTCAACTGAAAACCATAGAAAAAAGAAAAAGAGGAGCGGAACTGGGAAAAAGAAAGGCAGAAAGAAAGTCAGCAGAGGAAAAGAATGAAGAGTTTGAAACTTGGGTAAATGAACTTATGGAAGAGGGTTATGATCTCTCCGACTATACTTGGGAAGAGATGCATGAGTTCTATCTAGATGAAGCAGAAGGTTCATACGGTGAAACTCCAAAGGCATACAGTGCAGCATCAAAGACCAAGATGACTGCAAAGAGAAAGCCTTTCCTCAAGAAAATGCTCAGAAGAACTAATCCTGCAGAAAGAAAGTCTGAGACTTCTCCAAGAAAAGGAATGACTGCTTCTGATAGGGAAGAAGCAAGAGCAGGTGATGCACATGGTTCACCTAGGGGTCATGATTACCCTTCACAGGGCCCTGGTGGAGTAACTAAGAATCCTAAGAAACTCCGTAAGCAAAAAGCAATGGGAGAGTTTGCTAAAGAAGAACTTGATGTCTTTGATGTAGTCCTTGAGTTCCTCCAAGTAGAAGGATACGCAGAAACTCTGGAAGAGGCAGAGTGGATGATGGCAAATGAACTAGATGAGGAAACCATTGATGCAATCCTTGAAGCAGAAGGTTCTTACGGTAAGACACCCAAGGCAAGAGCAGCAATGGGTAAACTTGCTATTGCAAGACGTGAGAAACCTGCAAGTGAGTATTCGCAGAAAGGTGAGAAAACTAAAAAAGTAAAATCAATCGAAAAGCATACTCAGAGAATTGATAACGGTCCTGATGTAGGAAATCGTGGTAAGAAATCTACTAAACCAAGATGGTCTGGGATGTTAGGCAAATCTGGTAGGGGTAAACTTGACCAAGATAGTAGAGATTATGCAAGAGATAGTGCTGTTGAGTATACTTCTGGCGGACACAAACCTGGTTCTGGTACTGTAACCAAGAACCCCAAGAAACTCCGTAAGCAAAAGGCTATGGGTGAGATTGGCGAAAGTTTTGACACATATGAATTTGTTTTGTGTCATCTTCTAGATGAGGGATATGCTTCAACCGAAGAAGCCGCAGATAAAATCATTCTCAACATGAGTGAAGCTTGGTTTGAAGATATTATGGAATTGAATCGTGTTGAAAAGGAAACTGGTATCAACACTAAAACTGGTAGACCAACTGCCAAAGGTGGCGCTAAGGATGATAAAGCATATACTAGCGTAAAAAGAATGATGCGTAAAATGGAGGGAACTCCTGCGGGCCAAAGAAAAAAAGAACCAGGTAAAAAGCCACCTAAAGCTGGTGAATATGGCGGTCCAAGATCACCCGAACAAAAAGTTGCAAAACTCCGTGCAGACAAAAAACGCAGTGCAGATATGATGAGTTCTCGATTTGACTGAGAATAAATAATTTATATTATTGATTGATTTATTGGGTTATGAAACTTTTTGAAAAAAATAGAGTAAGATTTACTTTTGAACTAGAAAATAACCAATTTTTACAATTAGAGTATCAGTTACAATTGAATAGTTTGAGAGAAAAATGGGTAAATGAGGTTAAGGATTCTCTGAAAAAACCAGATGCATATCTTAACCTCAAAATATCAAATAAAAATTATCTTCATCTAGGTGAACTAAAAGAAAAATTAAATTCTATAGTTAAGCAAATTAATGATGCTTATGGAGATGAAATTTTAGTTTCTTTCAAAGGAACAAAAAATATATGCAGAAATACATTGAATTATTTACATGAAAAATTTGAGGAGTATGGAGAATACGGAGCTGGAGATGGTGAAGGCCCGTGGTATCGTGGCCAAAAAGTTCATGATCTTTGGTTAGATTTAAATGAATGGATTCATGTGACTGAAACCGCAATGGATTCAACTCCAAGAGATTATCCAAATTATAGTGCCTTAGTTACGGTTTATCCTCCATATCCTGGTAAAGATTTAGAAGAAACAGATAAATTATTTTTAACCGCAGAATATGCATGGGGTCATCTTTATCTTGGATATAATACCTTAGGTAAAGATTATTTGCATGTTTGGTTGGACAATGATGTTCGAGTAATTACTAATAACCAAATAAAAGTTCAGAATAAGTATAGTTCAGAAGTCTGGCTCTGTTTTCAAGAAGCTTCGTTTTTTTTAAACGAAGCTGAATCGCAGTATTACAAATGGTATAAAACCCTAAGTAAAGAAGTTCGGGATTTGATTCCTACAGATGATCTGAGTAAATTCGCTTTTGGTAGATATTATCTTGGATGCATCATAATTAATCGAGATCTTTCAAAGTTTCATCCAATTGAATATGATTGGTATACTGACAAAGATTTACAAAAGAGGTGGAATAATGAAGTTTTTTCAAAGGTTAAGGGGATAAAAAAAGTTGAGTTTTTATGAATAAAGTAATTGATGAATTTGTGAAATTTTCATTGAGAAATCAATGGTATCCCACAAGTGTACCAAAATATTTTGATGTGTTTGAGTCCGATTGGCCTTTTCTGCAAATAGACTTTAAAGATGACTTTGAAAAGATGCACCAAGAGTGTATTAAAAATGATCATCTATTTGTTGGACATAGACAAAAAGATAAACACCTGAGTTATTCCCATGATGGTTGGTCGGCTTTAACTTTGCATGGCATAAGACCTGATGCTACCGAAAATTATGATCAGTATGGATTGTCTGAACCAAATTACAAATGGACAGATGCATGTAAATATTTTCCAACTTGTGTTGAGTTCTTAAAAAAATTGGGATATAAAGATTATGATAGAGTCAGAATCATGAGACTGGCTCCTGGTGGATATATTATGCCTCATTCTGATGGAGAAGGTAGAATCTTTGGTCCTTTAAATATAGCAATTAATAATCCAGAAGGGTGTAATTTTTACTTTAAAAATTGGGGAAGAGTTCCTTTTAAACAAGGAACCGGATTTTTTCTTGATATAGGTAATATTCATGCGGTTCATAACAATAGTAATGAGCCTAGATATCATTTTATAGTTCATGGGCACATTAATGATAGATTGATTCAAACTGCATTTAAACAAATTGACATGAGAGAAGAAAAAATTTGTTACGGAGTTTATAATCAAAGGCAGTCAATTAATAGTTTTTCAATGTATTTGAGAGCTAAAGGTGCGACTTTGTTTTACCTCAACCGACCTAGAAATAATGCAGAGATAATTTGTGCAGATGAAGTACATGAAATATTGAAAGAGGCTTTGATTAAGGGGTATCGATATTGTGTAATACAATCTGCTGGATGTACTCTAAGAAGTTTTGATTACGATAGAGAAATTAGAGATTTTATAAAAGAAAATAATTTTGGAGTCGCTGGTCATATACTAGCTTGGCCTGGAAAATGGTTGGAGTTACATCCGCAGTTTTTTATAGTTAATGTTTCTGCATGGAAAGATGTTGGATGTCCAGAATTTGGGGAGTGGTGTTCTGGTAAACAATTACTACCTGTAGTAGAAAGAAGTGTTGAAAATTTTCACGATGACTACACACCTTTGTGGGTTAAGTATTCAAAAAAACAAACCATTCAATCTGAAGCAGGAAGAGGTTGGAAACTTTTAAAGGCTATGTTTTTGAATAATTGGCCTGTAATAACATTGAGTGAAAAATTGCGATTCAATAAATTTTATTATTATCCTGAACATGAAACAGAAAAATTCGAAAACAGTATAAAAACTTTGACTCCGTATGAGGGACAAAATTGGAATCAATCTAAAATCATATCTGATGTAAAATTAATAAAAGATCAAATTTGGTTATTTAATAGTGAATCAATGTGTATAACTAATGGGGGTAATTTTGATCTCGTTGTTAATACTGCAAGTGGATTTAAATTATTCGATATTTTTAAAAATAAAAAACTCAATAATAATGGAAAAGTTATAGTCTATGATTTTAATTCAAAAAGTTTAAGATGGTACAAACATTTTCACGGTTGGAAAAATGATGATCTAATTGATTGTATTAGAAGTTTTTCGGAAAAAGATCATTTTACTTGGATAGGTAAAACGGATTGTAATTATGTTGAGGATGAATCTTTTTCAAATTTATATAAAGAACTAATTGACCACTTTGGTGGAGTTAATAATTTTGTTAAATATTGGAAAATTTTTAAAAAAACTCAAGTCAAATTTGCGATGGTTGATTTATATAAAGATTCTGAAAAGTTCTCAAATATTTTTGTGGGGAAAGGAAAGAAGTTTGTCAATTTGTCAAACATTTTTTCTACAGATGCCACAACATTTTTATATGGACATGTTGAAGTTCAGACTTCACAGCAAAGGTGTTTAGCTTCTTTGTATGTTGTTGATCCTGAAATACAAATTTCTATTTTTGATTTTTGGGGACGAAATTTGGTTGGTAAAGTAAAAGACATATTGTAGGGCCAGTTTGGGAACTGTCACACCCATCTGACCATCCCCCCTTCAATGGGGTATTATAGCTTCAGTTGAGAAACACACCACACAATGCCCCGCACCAAAATGACTGACGATCAAGTTTTTGAAGGTCTTAAATCCACTTATGGAGTTGAAATTACTTCTGGAGATGTCAAGGCTTATTGTGCGATGAATAATCTTTCTTATCCTACGGTTACTCGTCGTCTGGAAAACTTCAAAACTGCTCGTGGTCGTTGGAATCTTGAAGTGACTCAAGAACGTGTTCAGGAGATTGAACGCAATTTTAATAATGTCTCGGTTCTTCCTGAAGTGCATCAAAACCTTATTCCCGATAAAGATGATACCTTCGTCCAGTTTGGTAACTTTAAAGATATTAAGCGTATTATTCAGTCCCGTCTTTTTTACCCTACGTTTATTACGGGTCTTTCGGGTAATGGTAAAACGTTCGGTGTTGAACAAGTTTGCGCTCAACTTAAGCGTGAACTGATTCGGGTCAATATCACTATTGAAACTGACGAGGATGACCTGATTGGTGGTTTCCGTCTTGTCAATGGTGAAACTGCTTGGCACAATGGTCCCGTCGTCGAAGCTCTGGAACGCGGTGCGATTCTTTTGCTTGATGAAATTGACTTGGCTTCTAATAAGATTCTGTGTCTCCAATCTATTCTGGAAGGTAAAGGTGTCTTCCTTAAGAAGATTGGTCGCTTTGTGAAACCTGCCGCTGGTTTCAATGTGGTTGCCACTGCGAACACCAAAGGTAAGGGTTCTGATGATGGTCGCTTCATCGGCACTAACGTTCTCAATGAGGCATTCTTGGAACGTTTCCCTGTGACCTTTGAACAGGAATATCCTTCCGTAACTAATGAAGTCAAGATTCTTGAGAAAGTTGCTCAAACTTTGAATGTCAACGATCTTGAATTTTGCAAACGTCTTGCTGACTGGGCAGACATTATCCGCAAGACCTTCTACGATGGTGGTATTGAGGAAATTATTTCTACCCGGCGTCTGGTCCATATCATCCGTGCCTATAGCATCTTCCAAGACAAGGCAAAGGCAATCCAAGTTTGTGTAAATCGTTTCGACGACGAAACCAAACAGTCCTTCCTGGAACTGTACGATAAGGTGGATGCTGACTTCCAGATGCCTAATATGTCACAGGAGAATGGTGTTCCCACTCCCGTTGACTTGAACGCTCCGTTCTGATAGAATATGGGGAGGTAAAAAGTGCCTCCTTTTTGTTCCTTTACTATGAATTCAAATGTCTGAAAACTTTGAAAGCTTTTATGAAAGTTCTATACCAAACCAAGATTTTTGGGTAGAGGATGGAATCAGTTTGACTGGTAATCCAAATTCTTCTTCTGATGCAATTCTTATTGGTTCCGGTAATATTAATCAATTCACTCTTACTGCCAATGGTGGCGGAACACTCAATCTTGAAAAAACGCCTGTTAGTATGACCGAATCAAAAAACTACCTCTGGAAATACAATGAAGATAAAATCCTTAAAGATGTTGAGGATTATGTGACTAGTACTTATGGTAGCCACTATTGTGGACACAACCACGCCTACAAAGATATTCAGACTATTGATTTGATGGCTGCAAAGGATCTTGCTCCTGGATTTTGTCAGGCGAATATCCTAAAATATGGAAGTCGTTATGGTGATAAAGATGGTCGTAACAAACGCGATCTTCTTAAAGTAATTCACTACGCAATGCTTCTACTCCACTTTGACGGTCATTATTCTCGCAAAGATAATGGCCTTACAGAATTCCGTTGATCATGAAACTCAAAAATACATCTATGAAACTCTCTGAAAAAACCCTCTCTCTTCTCAAGAACTTCTCTGGTATCAACCAGTCTATTCTCTTCAAGAAGGGAACCAAACTCCGCACCATTTCTGTGATGAAGAATATTCTCGCAGAAGTTGAAGTAGAGGAAGAGTTTGAAAAAGACTTTGGTATTTACGATCTAAACCAGTTCCTAAATGCAATGTCTCTCTATCAAAATCCCCAACTGAAGTTTGCTAACGACAGTTATGTGACTATCAATGAGGGTAATGCACGATCCAAGTATTTCTTTGCAGATCCTGCTGTGATTGTGACTCCTCCCGAAAAGTCCATTACACTCCCGTCTGAGGATGTTTGTTTTGAGGTAAATACTCAACAACTAGATAAACTCCTCAAGGCTGCAGCAGTCTATGGTGTCCCTGACCTTTCTGTGGTTGGTGAGGCTGGTGTTGTTAAGCTTGTTGTTCGTGACAAAAAGAATGATACTTCTAATGAGTATTCTCTTGTTGTTGGTGAGACTACTGGAACTTTTGTTCTTAACTTCAAAGTTGAGAATATTAAAATTCTCCCTGGTTCTTATGAGGTTGTGATCTCCAAGAAACTTCTTTCTCGTTTCCAGTCAGAAGATAAGAATCTTACATATTACATTGCTTTGGAACCAGACTCAACCTATGATGAGTGAGGTAACTCACCTATATTATGAACATCTTTGTGACTTCTCCCTGGCCCGCTGAAAGTGCCGTATGTCTCCCCGATAAACATATTGTCAAGATGCCTTTGGAGTGCTGTCAAATGCTCTCCATTGTTGCTTCTGAAAAGTGGGGTCATAACTACGGCACTCTGCCTAAGACTGACGGCACTCCCTACAGAACTGAAAAGGGTGCGTTTCGTAATCATCCCTGTACCAGGTGGGCAATGGATAGTATCCACAATGCCTATTGGTTGATTAAGTGGGGAATGAACTTGTGTGATGAGTACCAACTACGCTATAATAAAACTCACTCCTGTTACAAGACTCTTGTAGATGCTTACTATCTTTTCCCTAAAGGAAAGATCACAGAAGTGACTCCATTCGCTCGAGCGATGCCAGAAGAATGGAAATTTGATGATAGTATTGATACCTTTACTGCTTATAAAAGGTACATTGCTTCAAAACCTTGGGTATCGGACAACTACCTCCGTATGCCTGAACGTAAACCCGATTGGATTTGATTATGAGTCGTGATGAATTTCTGTGGGTAGAGAAATACCGCCCACGCAAGATTGAAGATTGTATTCTCCCAGATGCTAACAAGAAGACATTTTTGGAGTTTCTAAATAACAAAGAAATTCCGAACCTGATGCTTGCTGGCCCTGCAGGGTGCGGAAAAACTACAGTTGCAAAAGCTCTGTGTGAAGAACTAGGAGTAGATTACTATGTTATTAATGGATCTGACGAAGGACGATTTCTGGACACGGTACGGAACCAGGCAAAGAACTTTGCTTCGACCGTCTCACTTTCTGCGGGTGATGCAAAACACAAAGTCATCATCATTGATGAGGCTGACAACACAACCCACGTACAAGAACAAGATCATCGAACCCCTACACTCTCGATGTGCAGTCGTTGAGTTCAGTATCAAAGGGAAAGAAAAAGCCCAGTTGGCAGGATCCTTCTTCAAGCGTCTACAGAACATCCTGGATGCGGAAGGTGTACAATACGATCCTAAAGTCCTTGCAGAACTCATCAACAAACATTTCCCCGACTGGCGACGAGTCCTAAACGAATGTCAGAGGTATTCTGCTGGTGGTAAAGTTGACTCTGCAATTCTTGCTGAATTTTCTGATGTAAATGTAAATGAACTTATCAAGAATCTCAAAACTAAAAACTTTACTGAAGTCCGAAAGTGGGTGGTCGGGAACCTGGACAACGATGCTTCTGGTTTACTTCGCAGGGTTTATGACGCCTCTTTTGATCATTTTTCACCTTCATCTATCCCTGCTGCCGTTCTTATTATTGCTAAGTATCAATACCAATGTGCGTTCGTGGCTGACCAGGAAGTAAATCTTCTTGCAGCATTAACTGAAATTATGTGTGAGGTTGAATTCAAATGATTGATGTAAAACTATTTCGTATTGCAACTGGTGAAGAAGTTGTCGCTGAGTTGGTATCTCAGGATGATAACTTTGTAACAGTAAAAAATGGCCTGGTTGTTCTTCCTAGTCCGGATGGTCGTGTGGGATTTGCTCCATGGGCTTCCGTAATTGATAAAACAATTCCCGATCTTATTATTGCTAAAAATCATATTGTTTATATTGCAGAAGTTGATCCACAAGTCAAAAACAAGTATAATGAAATTTATGGGAGTAAACTAGTAACTCCTGGTGAAAAGAAATTGATTCTCTGATATGCAATTAGAACTTGATGATGCTGTTTACGCAGCCGATAAATTCATTGATTACTTTTCTAACATGGGAAGGATTGATGAATATCTGCGTAACATTAAACTTGAACGAATGGAACAAATGCCTTCATCCATTCTTGGGATTGGTCCTGAGGATGATATGTTTGATGCATTTGACATGCACCCACAGGACATGAACTTTAAAGTTTATACTGCGGGGGAGAGGGGTGGATTTACAAATGAATATTTTAATGAGAGGTTGCAGATTACTACCTCTCACGCGATTGAGGATAGTATTCCTGGTAAGTCTCTGAAGTGGATTGTACAAGAAACTAACACACAGAAGATTGTTGGTTTCTGTCGGTTTGGTTCTCCCACAATCAACTCTAAACCTCGCAATGATTGGCTTGGACAAACTCCCCAGTTGTCTAGGTTTAATCGTCATGCAATCATGGGATTCATTATTGTCCCAACCCAACCTTTTGGTTTCAACTATCTGGGAGGTAAACTCCTTGCACTTCTTTGTTGTTCTCATACTGCTCGTGAGACGTTAAATAAGAAGTATGGATCAGATATTTGTTCTTTTGAGACCACTTCTCTTTATGGTTCCACTAAGGCCTCATCTCAGTATGATGGTCTGAAACCTTATATGAGGTATAAGGGTCTAACTCAAAGTGATTTTACTCCTCTGCTCCATGACGAGATCTTTCAGGACTTAAACAAATGGTTTATTCAGAGGAACGACAATCAATCTCTGGTGAAGGAGGACGCATCCAGTCGGAAACTCAAGACACAACAAAAGATGATCTCAATCATCAAGAAAAGCTTACCTTCTCAAAAGGTTGTGGAGTTCCAGACTGCGATTGCAAATGCAAAAAATCTGA